TAAATGGCTCACAACGTTTGCAGCCCTTTGTTGCGTCAATACTACACACTGGTGGTCGATTATTCTCTACGGCCCAGACTACGTCAAGTGCGTTATCAAATATCTCTTTTACATACTCAGGGTTGTAAGCAACTGAAAACTCTTTATAGTCTTGATTTGACTTTAGCTCGTAGATAAAAACTATCTCGTCTGGTGCAGATTCTAGGGTTCCCTCTTCAACCATAAGGTGAGTTAAGTGTAGGTATACCTGTCCCTGTAAAATGTGGGATCTAAAAGGCTGCCTAATATTTTTCCAAGCAGCGTCTAGATCAGCGCCACCATTAAATAGCGCTGGCATCTCCATACGAATTGTTCCCGGACCTACTGACTTAATCTCTATAAGAAAGTCTTCCCCGAGTCCCTTTACCCAACCATCAGAATGGCCTGAAATTCTGTGCTTTGGACTAGATAAAGGGACTTCTCGATACTCATAAATACTTGGTCCAAGGTTAACCTCGTCAGAGACACCCCACACATAAGTATTATCAGTCTCGCAATACCATTTTCCATAAAGGACGCCCATATCGTTTAGCCAACCCTGCCACTTAGCGTGAACAGAATGACCAACACTGAATATAGAACTAAGTCTAAGAGTAGGCTTCTCTCTAACCTCAACATAATTCCCATTTAATGCGTGGTAAGCCGCAAGGGCGCACCACTCAGGCTTAATTATGTCAGAAGGGTGGAGCACATCCTGCGAACGCTCATCAAAAGGTTGAGCGAGCATATGACGTTCCATATACCCCAATAAACGAGTCTCTCGCTTATTAGCATCTAAGAAAGCTTTGAGCTTCTTACTAGAGACTGTTTGAGATTTTGCCACTTATTTTTCCTTTTCTAACCATTCATCCAGGGTAAGGCCTTGTTTTTCATACTTACGCTTCATAGCATTACGTTCTCTGTGAGACATGCCCCCAAAGATTCCATGAAGTTCGTCGTTAATTACAGCTTCACGTAAACATTGCTTGCGAACAGGGCAGGCAGACTTACCGTCTTTGCCCCAACATATCGCTTTAGCTTTGTCTGCAATTGGCTTGTATAGTGCTTTGTCTCTTGGTGGAAAAAAGATTTCAGTGTCTTCGCCACGACACTTTGCATCATATCTCCAAGCCCAGGGAGGATTTTCCCTGTTGTCCAATTATTCTCCTTGTAGTGAGTTTCGAAGTTCAAAAAAATCCTCCTCTCCAAGTATTACGTAGTTCTCCCCGTCAAGGTGTATACCAAGAATAGGTATACGTCCATCAAGAATTGCCTCGGTAGTAATCTTCTTAAGAACTTCTGATTTAACAGTGACCTGTTTTTTACCAGTCCACTTGTGCTCAATCAATAGTTCTTTGTTTCTTACATCCCCTTTTCTGGACCAGAAGGCACCAGATGCAGCGGATACAGATCCTCCGATTGCTTTAGCAAGTCTTTTTTCATGCTTTTGAGATTGTTTCTGACCCTCAGTCTTCATTGCCAACCATTAAGACTGGCTGAGATTTTAGAGTGTCAAGAACAGCCTTGCTTAGCTCTTCACTAAGATCAATCTCTTCACGAAGAGAATCAATCAAAGCTTGAGCTCCTTGCCACTTCCGCTCGCCGTAGTACATCCACCCTCCACGACGATCGATAATCCCGTTAAGGATTCCTAAAGCAACAATTTCCTTGCCCCTATCATACTCCCCTCCGGGGATAGCTCCTCCACCTGAGAAGTAAAAGTCCATGTAGGCAGTTTGCTGGGGTGGGAAAGTCTTGTTTTTAATAGTTCTAATTCGAATAGTCTGGCCTATTCGTCGCTTATCTTGGCCGGTGCCTACCTCTAACCAGTCATCGCGCTTTACTTCGCAACGAATGCTATAGGCATAGTCCTTGCCTAGACCACCAGGGGTCGTACGAGGATCTCCGTGCATAACACCGATCTTCATACGGTACTGGTTAATCATTAGTCCGAGTACTGGACGCTCTTCGTCAACTAGATCTCTCTTGGTAGCTGAGGCTACTTTTCTAAAGAACTTATTAGTTAATTGTGCCCCACGACCTACCGTAAACTCTTCCATATGCTTTTCATCTTCTGCGCCAGGGACAAGGGCAGGAAGCGAATCGACAACGACCATGTCCACAGCCTTGCTTTCCATAAACTGAATAACCGAATCAAATGCATCCTCCATACTATTGGTTTCAACTAAAAGAACTCTTGTTGCGTCAACTCCGCACATCTCTGCGTAGCCGGTATCAAACTGCTCTGCTGCAATCCATACAACGGTAAAGTCTGGGTTTAACTTTTGGTTTGCCGCTATAGTCTTTAGAGCTATTGCAGTCTTACCATGTGAAGCCTCACCAACAACCTCTACCCAGTGATTCATTGGCCAACCTCCACCGAGAACAACATCTAGTGTTAAAGATCCGGTAGTGATTCTTTTAGGCACATGAACCTTGTCAGCAGTTACAACTGTGTGGTCTCCAAGCTTCTTATTAATTAAAGCTGCAATCTTTAGAACATCTGAATTTAGTGCCATTATTGAATCCTATCCACTATGACGTTTGGTTTAAAGCCTGATCCTTGATTAGGTTGTTTAGCTGGTATTGCCGCACCGCCACTAGAACTAGTAGAGATTACTCCGCTTCCGGCTTGTACCAAAGGATACCCACAATCATAGCAACGCATCAAGTTGGTTCCTGGAGGCGACATATAGTTAGCAGAGTTACATCCTGGGCAACGAGTGCTCTGACGAGCACTTTGAGCTTTACTCATAGTCTGGTCGTTAGCTTGATCGTACGTAACCCGTACATTTGGGTTTCCGGGTTGATGCGTGTACGGCACATTAACAGGAGGACTAGTTCGTGGAGTAGCACTAGTGTTAGGTTGGCCGCTTAATTTCTTAGACCACCAGTCGTTATTCGTCATCGCTTGATACCACCTTTGTTTCTAGTAAACCGAGATTCATTAAAGTTGAAATGCAGGATACTGAAGCTGACATAGACACTAGTTTAAATAACCTAGTTAATTCTTCTAAGGCCTCTTCGCTACCTGGAACAGAGTTATTGACAAGATCTGCCTCTATAGAGTATGCCGCACAAGCAATTTGCGCTGCTATCTCGGCATGAGAATCTATAAAAGGAAGTAGTGCGGAGAACTGTGAGATTCGTTCTTCACTTGCCCGTATTTCCATCTCTGATACCTCATCAGATATTGGTTCTAGCCCCATCATTGTTGAGATCTCATCTGCGGAGTCAAAAATTGAGTCATAAATTACCTGGCGTATAAGTATGGGCATAGACACATTAACTACATGATCTATGATGTCATACTTCTCTTTACGCCTTTTAAATGGCCACATTTATTTTGCCTCTCCCCAACGAGATACTATCTTAACATCTGCCAGCATAGGTATGCTGAGGGCGCGTATTTCCTCCATAGCTAAGCGGATCTGCTCTGCAGTCTCCTCAGCTAAGTAGTCCGGGGTAACTGTAACAAGCTCATCATGAACAGTCAAAATTAGGCTTGCTTCATCAGGGATCATTGCGCTAGCTCTTACCATAGCCACCTTGATTAGATCAGCTGCAGATCCCTGGATAACGGTGTTAAACGCTTGTCGTTCAGCTCTAGAGCGCTTCCACTGTTCTTTTGCGCGAAGGTCAGGTAAGTAACGTCTACGCTTGAGTAAGGTGCTTACAAAAGGTATAGGAGCCCTTCTCCGACTATCAGCAATAACCTGTCGCTTATAACGGTTTACAGCAGGAAACTTTGCAGAGAATGAATCTAACAACTCACGTGCCTCTGTAAGGCTACACCCAATTTCTGTAGCGATCTTATCTGGGCCAACACCGTAAGCTAAAGAAAGAACTAACACTTTTCCTGCTTTACGATCTACGCCCATAGTATTTCCAATAGTGGTGTAAATATCTTCTTTATTTTGGTACGCCTGTATCATAGTACGGTCGTGACTAAAAGACGCTATGATTCTAGGTTCTATTTGACTGTAATCAGCAACAACTAATTTATGTCCTTCTGGAGCAACAAAAAGATTGCGAATTGCCTTACCATTAGCAGTATGCGGAGCCGGCACATTCTGCAAATTCGGATTGCGACTCGAGAATCGGCCGGTCTCCGCACCATATTGAACA